GCTGGCTATCGAAAACGCTTTGATTGCGGCCCCCGCTAACGCAAGCTGTGGCGCTAATTTACCAAGCATACCGCCAAGGCCTCCAATTTTGCCCGCAAAACCGCCCGCGCTCTTTTTGCCTTTTTGGATTTGCTTATCGAAACCCATTGAGTTGGCGACGGCTTTTTTAAGCCCTGGGCTTAGTTTGTCGTTTAACTCAATAGTATAAATAGCCTTATCGCTCATATTGTCTAAATATAAAAAAAAAGAGGCTTAAAAGCCCCCTTTAGTCCTTACTTTTATACTTGCTGTTTTCCATTTCAATTACCCAGGTTAATTGTGCCGCAAGTTTAAAATATTCGTTGTCCTCTAAAGTGTCGGGGTTAACCTTAAAATGGTAACGCAAAAGAGCGTCCATTTGTTCCAATTCGCTGCCCTCGAGTTCCTCCCTATACTTGTCTATATTGTGTTTTAAATAAGAATAATTCGAGCCCCTTAAAAAAGTGTTTGCTAGTTGTAAATCTAAGCCCTCAAGCTCGTTTACAACTTTTGAACGTTTCCCGTTTTTACGCTTATAATTTCAATAATCAACTCAGCCGCCGAGCGTAGGGCGTCGAAGTCTTTTATTACTGGCGTCGGATCGCCCTTTACTGTAAGGCTATTTAAAAAAAACTCGACGCCTTGCATTTCGTTTTTCTGAATTATTTTACTTCCAATATCAAAATTTTTCCTATCAACTTTTTTTAAAATTAGCTCGGTTGTGGTGTCGTCGCTCATTGGAACCTCCAATTTGTAAAGCGGTCCAAATTTTTCCTTCAATTCCTCAATTGTTAAGGTTTCTTTTTTCATCTTTTAAAGTTTTAAATGTTTGGCCCAAGTTAATAAAAAAAACCTTTGCTATTAAACAAAGGCTTTAAAACTCCAAAAAAAAACATTATGAAAAAAAAATTAATTTTTTAGTTATTCCAATCAATGTGAGATACTGCCAAGTCAAGCTCCGCCAATACGTTACTGTCTCCCTCGCTCGCTCCTCCGACGGCGTTTTTAAATCTGCAATTCCTTAAAACGTCTGTTCGTGCTGTTGAGCCCTCAGGTATATAATTTACCTCAATGTCAAACTCGGGAATATTTTGCAAGCTTTTACCTGGTGCCGCGTCAATAATTGCCGCAAATTCCGCTTTGTCAATGCTTATTTTTCCCTCAGCCTCAATTTTTCCAAGTCCTCGGCTTACTACAAAGCGCCCAGCGCCGTAGTTTTCCGTAATTTCTTGGGTTTGTGAATATTCAACCGACGTAATGCCCGCAACGGGTACGCCTAAAACCGTGACAATAATATCCGCGTAGCTGTACGCCTGGCCGTTAATTAATGGTGGGTTGTCTGCTAGTGCCATAATTTATATATTTTAAAGTTTCGGTGTAAATCCGATATTAATAACTATTTCCCTTGCCACGCCTACAGGTACAATTTTTACGCTCAATTCAAGTTTTGAGGTGCTTACCACGTTTTGAGCCGCGTTTATTGTTACCTCGCTCGCGCTTACTTCGCCGTCTGACTCCATTTGTAAAAGCCCCTTTTCAGCTAATGCCTTAAAAGTTGCGATTGTGTCCGTTCTCAATGTCCCGTCTGTATTTACTCTCAAGGGGCTCCCAAGTTTTGGTAAAACGTAAAATCTTAAAAGCCTTTTCGCTTTGTCAATTGTTCGGTTGTTCTCAATTGTGCTAAGGTCGTTTGTTACTGAAACGCTCGTGTAAGAGTCGTTGTTGTAAGTTCCTGTAAATCCGCTTTCTTTGTAAAGAAATAAATATCCTTTTGTATCAATTGCGTTTACTAAAGTGCTAGATAGACTTGTATAACTGTCGCCGTTTGCAAATGCTGCGCTGTCAAATTCGGTTCCGTCCGTTACCATATTAAAACGCTCAAGCCAGCTGATCGACTCGTTTACTTTTGCCGCTGCCACTGCTCCAAGCTTTGCGCCTAAATCTGTTATTGAATAACCTTTGGAAGTAAAAAGGGCTTTACCTTTCCCCGCGTTGTCCTGTCCTATACATACAGAAACCTGGGGCGCTGTTAGTCCCGTAAGGTCAACAAGTGTAGAAAGGTTTGAAATTCCCGAAATATCACCCCCATATAAAACAGAAGTATATTTGTATTCGTTTTGTAATGTTGTTACTACCGCTTGCAAAGCCGTAACCTGAGCCGTGGCAAATGCTGAGCTAATAAAGTAGACTCCGATCTGTCTAAGCTCGCCCAAAGCCGTGCTTTGTAGTGTTGCCACGTCTGTAAATGTCGGCGTTCCACTTGGGACCGCAAAATATCCAATCCAAAGCTCGCCACTCGGTTGCTTTTGGAAAAATTCGTTTATGTGGTACCACTCGACGGCGTGCGCCGCTGTTCCCTCAACTATTCCCAAAGCCTCAGCCTCAGAAATACTAAAAATTTGTTTTATCCTGTCGGAGGTTGAAAAGCCCGACGGTAAAGTATTATTGTAGTAAACAAGGCCGCTTTTGTGGTCTGCGCTCGCTAACGGCGTTCCCAGTCCTGCGGTGTTTACATTAAAAGTTAGCTTATTTAGTGCCATTTTTTACTTTTTTTGTGGGTTGTTTATATTCTTTTATTTGTTGCCCCGTTTTATTCGAGTGCTTAACTGCAAAAGGTTTTTCTAAAAATATACAACCGTCGGGGGTAGTGTAAACTACGCCCCCTGGTTTGCAATATTTTAAAGCTTGCGCCTTTAAATCCTTTTCAGTCATTTTTTAAACTCCTTGTATAAGTGAGTAAACCCCTTTTTCGTCTGATCTTCCAGCTGTTCCCCCTGCTCTTACAAGTCCGTTAAAAATTGAACCTAAATACATTGGGCTATCAATGTCAGAAAACAATTTAATTGCTCCCTCCGCTCTTCTTACGTAGCTATCAGACCAACCTAAAATAGAAAGCTTATCCGTTGCCGCTCCCGCTGCTCCGACTGCCTTTTTTACGTTTGAGTTATTGAAAACTGTATTTCTTGACCTTTTAAAAACTTTCATTCCGAAAACCTCGCCAATTTGTCCGTCAACGGTTGGTTTTCTGTTTACATAGTCAAAATTGATAAACGACTCAATATTTAAAAGTTCCTCATATTGTGACGCTGAAACCAAAATGTTTCTTTCGTCAGCTAGACAGTCGTCTTTGTCAAACATTACCGCCAATTTTGCTAAATCTGCTCTTACAAGTCCCTTTCTGTTTCCAGTTGCTGACGGTGCTGCCGCCACTACATTGGCCCCAGTTGTGAAAATCTTATTTGATGCAGCCGTTACCGCCCAAATAAAAGCCATTTCGTCCGCTATTCTTGTATTTAAAGCCTTTACGTGGTCTTTAATAATGTCCTGGCGCTTTGAGTAATTAGTCATCGCCTCGTTAACGTCCTCAATATGTATTGGGTTTGTTGCGAAAGCATCAACGTTGTACTCTAAAACGTCGTCAGTTCTTTGCGCTACAGATAAAGGAAACGAAGTTGGGTTTTTTACAACCGTAGGCGCTGCCCCAGCCTGTGGAACCTGTACAACTCCAAATTGAGAAGATACGTTCGCGTCTAGTTTTGAACTTTTGTAAAATTCATTTTCAGGAAATAAGTTTTCCTGTATTTCTTTGCTAAATAATTTTGTAATTTGCTCAGCCATTTTAATAAAATTTAATTAATTAATAATTTAAGATATGTAATTATTTAAAAGCTCCTCGAATTTTTCGGGTTGCTCGTTTTTCATTTTTTCCAATTCTTTTGGTGCGTCCTGGCTCCATTGTTGGAAGTCCCAATCTTTGCGGTTTTCTGTTTCCTCGGGCTTAATTTCTTCCTCGATTTCCTCAGCTTTTACCGTTACGCTTAAAGAGTTTAAAAGCTCCTTTGTTTCGTCCAAGTTGTTAACCGCTAATTTTTGCCAAGTGTCAACGCTTTCGGCTTTAATTAAACCGCTTTTTACTTTCTCGTTTATCAACTCGTAAGCTGCTAAGTTTTTCAAGTCCTTAACTTTGTTTTCTAATTCCTCAGCCTCTTTTTTTGCAATTTCCAAAGCCTCGGTTTGCTCTTTTAAAGAGTTTGTAAGCTCCTCAATTTTTAAAGCCTCGTTTTTTAACTCTTTTACTGAGTTCAAAACCTGCTCTTCGTTGGCCTCATTTTCAAGCCCTAAAAAAGTAATTACCTCTTTCATTTTATTTGGTTTATTGTTATTATTCAAAAAATTATTTGCTAAAATATATAATTCGTCTATTGTGTTAGTTGCTTCTAATTTTACAACCTCGCCGCTGCTCTCGATACGGTCAAAAAATCCAAGGTTTAAAGCTTCCACGGCTGTAAATAAGTTTTCGCCGTTTAAAAGTTTCTCGCTTTCCTCGTCACTTATTCCCGCTTTACTTTTAAGAATCGTTTTCAACGATCCTTTCATAATTTCAATGAGTTTTTTATCTGCCTTCGCTCCGCTTGGAACCTGGGGCCCGTGGGTGTGAAATAGTCCGTAGTCCATAATTACCCTTTCGTCTCCCGCCTGGCTTATCATTCCCGCCATGCTTGCCGCAATTCCAATCACTCGAGTTGTCGTTTTTCCTGGGTAGTCCTTAATAGATTGAAAAATTGAAAAGCCCTCTTTTATATTGCCTCCCTTGCTATTAATATCAATTACAACCTCTTCAACTCCCGCGCTGGCTAAAAACTCCATTTCACGGGCGAAAGTGTCGCCGTTTATACCTTTGTCGGGGTTTGCGTCTATCGGACGGCGTAAGCTCATTTTTACTTCCTTGTCGTCCTTTTTATAGTTCGTTATGTAGTCGAAATTTTTCAATATTATAATATTAACTTATTTTGTTTTATAAATGTTACTAAATTTAATTAACTTGGGCCAAAATGGGCCAAAAAATAAAGCTATGGCAATAAAAAAAGAATTTAAAGTATGGTTGCATGGTCGGCGGCGGTTGCTGTTTGAACGAACCAAAAAAGAAAAAGGCCTTTCAAATGCGGCCTTCCTTCGTTTATTAATTGATTTTTATTTTGATAATAAAAGATAATTATGGCGTAATATTCATAAAAGTTTTATTATATGTATAACTTGTATTAAATACGCTTTTTGCTCCCGTAATTGTGTGATCAATATATACGTATATTTCCGCACTTGGAAAACTTAACGACGGCCCAGGCTTTAGGGTTAAAACTCCAGAAGTGCTCACTGTTAACTGGTAGTCTGTTCTGTAGTTTGTTTGGTCCCAAACAATGCACGGTATAGGTATTTGAACCGCCCCACTGTAAGCAATGTTTTCTTTTGCCATTGTTCCCATAATCTCGGGGGCGCTTCCTCCGCTCATTGTTTTTAATAATACCCCCGCAATTTGTGTCTGTCCGTTTGGCAAAACTCGGCTTCCCATTTTTTGGAAGTATATAGTTAAGTCAGGAGCCCAGCCAGTGCCAAAGCTTGCAAAGTCCGTAAAAGCGGGAAAGGTTAAGGCTTCGCCTATTTCTGTTAGTCCGTGGGCCCCGTCGGTTGTAAAATTCTTTTCGGTTTCTCCTTTAAAAGCGCCGCTTCCAAGTGTTAAAAAAAGAAAATCTTTTGTCAGGTCGGCGCTTGTTAGTGGCTCGGTAACTGGGCCCGTCGCGTTCACGTTTGTAAGATAAGCCGTGGCCCCAAATTCAACTTTAAATTCTTTGTTTACCCCGTCCGCAAATACGCGGCTTTCTGTTAAGGCTGCCCCTTTACCCAAATAAAGCCATTGTTGAGTAGATCCGCCCGAAAGGTTAAAAGTTCCCCCAGGGTAAAAGCATACTTCGCCCTCGGCTAAAAAATATCCTGAGCTTACCACTGTGGCCGTTAAAACTGTATTGTCGTAAGTAAGGCCGCTTAAAATTAAGGCGCTGCCGTGCATTTTTTCCGCTGGGCTGCTTCCTCTGTAATATGCATACAGCGGTAAACGCCGCCGTAAGCTTTCATGTGTATTAATAAAGTCGGCTTTGGCGTTTATCTGTAGCCCTAGTAAGTCGTCACCAAAAAAGGGCGCCCCTCCAATGTCTGTTTTATTAGAAATATTTTTTAAGTCTTTTACTTTTGTTTTATAAGTTGCCATGTTAGTATGAAATTACAATGTAGTTAGTTGAATAGGGCCGCAATCGGTCGACCTCAGCTTTTATTTTTGCCTCGCCCACGGATGAGTAAATCGCTGCGGGAACATATACTTTAAAGTCGTTGTTTGCCTCGGCCTCGCTTTGGTTGTAAAAGGTTGCCCCTGGTTGTCCCTCGCTTTGGTTGTAAAATGTTATTTGTGTGTAGCCCTCAAATTGATTAAAAAATGTTAAAGGCCTTTTATCGTCCCCCGTGTTGTCAATATAAATTAATGCGGGGGCCGTTGTGTTAAAAACCTCGTTTAAAACTGCCTCCAATATTATTTTTTGGCCGTTTTGTCTTGTCTTTGCCAAAACTGCGGGCCTGTAGGTTGTAAATACTTCCTCATGTAAAGTTTTTACAGGGGTTAAATTCGCCCCTAAAAAAGCTTTCATTATTGGCGCCCGCTTGTCAGGGGGTAAAAACTCGTTAATAAAAATGTTATAATCTAAACTATAAAGGCTCATTTTTAAGTGTTTAAAGTCATTGTTATTGTATCGTTAAACGTGCTTCCGCTCGTGTCCTCCTCAATTATATACCCCGCCGCCGTTACATAGGAGCGGTTAACAGTTACAACCGCCCCAGTTAGTGGAATACTTGAGGGCCGAGCAATTAAAACCACGCCTAAGGTGTTTACGCCCGTTACGCCCTCAACGGCTTGTATGGCGTCAATTATTTGCTCTCTTATTATTGTGCCGTCAAAATTAGTTATTGAAACACTCGACAAATAACTTTTAATAGCCACAATAACCGCCGCTTTCACCGTCGTTTCTACGTATTCGCCACTGTAAAAAATCTCGCCCGTAAACTTTAAGCGATCGGCGAAAAGNCTTGAGGTGTCAATTGCAATGCCTACAAATCCAATTTTATCCAAGTAAGATATNAGCGCGTTTATTTCGTCAGTAGTTAAGGGGGTTAGGCCGCCGCTNCTGTCGTTCTTGGCCACTTTTACAAGNACTCTATTATTTACCTGTTCAACNATTGCGGCCCGCGTAATTATTCTTTTTGTGGCGTCAATTACGGGGTAGGTGGCTTTTCCATCTACTACGCTAATGACTTGAGGGCTCGCCGCGTCGTATTGGAACTCTAAAACCCTTTTTTGTAGCCAATCCGCCGTCCCTGGCACGGCCTCGCGGGCTATTTGCTCAAGCTCCAATTTGAAAACGTCCCAAAGTTGTTCTTGGGTTTCAATGGCTGAGGCGGTTATTCTCGCCCAAAGCCTCCAAATTGCTACAGCGCTGGGGCTTGTAAGCGCGTTTAGTGTCGTGTCCGCTGTTTTTGCAGCTATAATTTCGTTTTGTATCTCTGTAACTGTCCTTGCCATTGCTTAAATTTTTATTGGTCGTCTACGTCCTTGGCCGTTCTTATTCCTGGTTTCGTGCTTGGGTTTATTACTACGTCGTCCGTAATATCCAAGGCCGTTATTTGATGCGTGGTTGCCCCGCCGTCGATATATTTAGTATCGTCTAAAATGTCCGTGGTGTAGTCTTGAATAAATACGTAAAAATTAGTGCGGGCCTCGTCTGTTTGCTCGCTTCGCCTTTTAAATGTATTAAAACCGTTTGATTTGTAGCCTTGGAAAGTTTTATAAACCTTTTGTTTTAAATCGAATAAATTTAAAACGGTTGTATTATTGCTCGCCCTCCCTTTTGTTAAGCTTTTGGCAATATAAAACCGTAAAACTATTTCGCTGGTCTTTTGCACTCCCGCGCCGCCGTCCGTAAATGTTACGCCCTCAGGAAAGCCAATAAACAAGGCGGGAAATTTAATAACGTCCGTTAAGCCTTGCTCGTTTTTATTAAAGTCGTCGTTAAATAAAGCCACGGTTTTAAACTCGGGCAAGTCTGCGCCTATCTTTGTTATTATGTCCTCAATTAAAAATCTAAACATTATTTAAAACCTTTTTTAATTTTCTTTTTTATTAAGTTAACAATTCTTTTGTTAGTTGTATGACTTGGGCCCAAAAATTGGCGCTTTGGCATAATAAACGGGGCCGACTTTCTCCCACTCTTTAAACCGTAGTTATGGACTCCCGCATAAACCGCTGCTTTGCCCTTGCTGCCTATTGTTACCCTTTTGTTACTTACGCTTATTCGACGTATTGAGCGCCTCAAACGTCCCCCGCCCTCGTCTGCGGGCCCTACCAAAATGGCCCTTATTTTCGGGTTTTTATCCTTTCGCTTTCGGGCGTCCCAAGGCTTAACGCTCCGATCCATGAACCCTTGGCGCTTAAAGTTGGTTTTTGCCTCGTTCACGGCTATGTTTCCAATGGCTTTCATTATACCCACAAATTGCTTTACTACGCCCCTGGCGTCCTCCTTCATTGCTTTACTTAGTGGGTTTTTGCCTTTNTANNTTGCCATTTACTTGGGTTTTTCCGCTCCCTTAGGGAAAGGCAAATTAAAATTATTATCCTTTAGCTCCTTAAATTGGTCTTCAACTATAAAATAAGGGTGTTTAGGGCCAAATAAAACTTTTTTCTTGCCTACGTTCATTTCCATGCTTGGCGGAACCTCAGGCAATTTAACCGCTCCCAAGTCGCTGGGCGTTGCCTCCTCGTCCTCCTGGTCTACGTCGCAGCGACAACGCCAGCCGTTTGGTGGATAGTAAGTGTTCCAAAATGGATCATTAACGGGCCGAGTAACGCCGTCCAATGGTCGGTGTGATTCCCTCACTCGCTCGTCGCCTACGGTGCTATAAGTTAAAAAGGGTAGTACGTCCTTGTCCTCCTCTATGTCTTGCCACTTGCTGGCCATGGTTGCCGAGTTCTCAGCTTGAAAAATTTCAGTTTTTAACCAAGTTTGATTATAAGTATTAAAAATTTCTTTTGCCTTGGCCTCGTATTCCTTAAACGGTACGCGGCGCCCTTGGTTGTCGGCTATAAAGTCGGACATTTCCCGCACCTGGTTAAAAGTTTTTGCCCCACTAAATACGTGGGCGTTATGCTTTAAACTTCTTAAAAAATCCTTGTCGTAAGTGTCGGCGTCTTTGCCTACGGCCTTGAGGCCTTTATTCATTCCCTTGGTTAATTCCTTGGCTATCCTAAAATAAACGCTTTCGGGTAAATTTTCGACGGTATATTTTCCACTATAAACGCCCGCTATTACGTCCGCAATTGTCAGCTCGTCCCAATTAATTGGCGGGACGTCCTCCTCGCCCAGGTTGTTAATGTCTTCAATAGTTCCGCAGCATACGCCACAAAACGGCTCATTTTCTAGTATTGAAAGGGCTTTTTTTTTACCCCCAAAGTGTTGGATAAATTTTCGGGCTCAGCCTCGGCCTCGGTGGTTTCCTCCAATGGCGTGCCGTAGGTTTCTGTTATATAATCCCCTGGTATTTTATATTTACCCGTTTGTATTAGTTTTATGTCCCTTTCGAATTGCTCGGCCTTGCTTACCCTTTCGGCGTCGTCCCATTTCCAATATCCCTTAATGTCAAAACCGTGGTATTTGTTAAGCCATGGTATAAGCTCATTATTTACCATTTCTTGAATAAATAGGCTGTCCTCTTTGTCGATTGCCTCCAATGTTCGCTCGTGTACTTCCGCTTGACTTCTTGAGCTTCCCGAGTCCATAACCATAGTGGAGCCTAAAATAAGCTTGCTTATTTCACTATTTGCCCGTTCAATTAATTTGTCGTAAACCTCGTAAGCGTCCGTTTTTTTGTCCCCTATAAATTCCAGGTCGTCGTCGTGGTTGAAAACTCCGTAAGCATTGCGGCCCATGTTTTCCAACATATAGTACATATTATCTCTTAAGGCCTCGTTTCTTATGTCGGTTTTTCCAAGCCTGAAAGGTGCCCCGAAAAGCTCCGAAAACTCAGCCCAAGCGGCCTGTGTTGTTTTCTTATATATCATCATAGGCGCCGCCTTAGCAAATAGGCCCAAGTCGTCGCCCCTACGCCCTACAAATTGAACCCAGGGGGCAAATTTGCCGCTCTTAATAGGTATTAAAGGGGCGTTACTGTAAGCGCTTTTACGTACCGCCATTTTTTGGGGGTAAACATACTCACGAGGCACGAGCTTGACATAATCAAAACCATTTTTTACCCTGTCCCCGAATTGAA